ATGAATCAACATGGTAAATGGAGCATAAATCTCTTTTTTTCATGATTCTGCTTTCCAAAATCTTTAAATCTGCAGGGCTCATCCCTAATTGAGTGTATTTTGTTTTTACAGGTGATTGAATGATTTTTCCAAATTTATCTGCACCTGCCAACAATTTATCCAATGCCTGTTGAGCGTTCTTTCTTTGGTCGGGTGTCAAAGCAACATCAGATTCATTTGAGAAAACTCCTGATGCACCTTTGTTTTTTAGAATGCTTGAATCTGCTTTGAATAGATTGTTTGATGAAACCAATGAAAGGAATCCAGCCTGCAATGGGCTCAATCCATAACAGGATTCAAAACCAAAATCAGTTGTATTGGCATATTTAGCATGAATAATATTTTCGGGCAAAATTATATCATCAGCACCATTCAAATTGTATTTGTAATATTTAGGAACTATTGAACGGCCTTCAACCATTGTTTGAATATCAGTGCATTGATAATGAAGATTAAAAATTTCATTGATTTTTCCTGATTGAATAAATTGCTTTTTGGTTTCAACAATTGAATTTCCTGTTGTAAGGTAATATAAAATCAAAGCCTCATTAAATTCCTTCAATGTTTTCCTTTGGTTTGGTTGCTGAAGGAAATCAAAAATTTCACCTGATTCAATCTGCTCCACCTCATCACCAACAACCTTTTCCAGCATCAATTGAACATCAATTTCTTTTGATTTAATTAGTTTGATGATTGCAAAAATATCTGTATTACCTGCATAACCTGAATCAATTCCAAATCCTTTATTGAGGTGATTGAAACATTCATCTGAATCATTTCCAATGTAGTTCAATGATGTAACTGTTGAAAGTGATGAACCAAAAAACCTGCTTAAATTCGAAAAGATGCCCATAATTTTGATAAAATATATTCAAAAGTAATAAAAATTTTTTACTTATAGGAATATTATTTTCATGAGCAAAAAAAAATGCACCGTTATTGATGCATTTTAGTTGATTTAATGGCTTGTATTAGCAATCCTGAATTTCTCCTTTTCCATCACAATTGCAGCAGGTTTCTGCAGGCCCTGATTCATCTCCATTTTCAATATATTCAACAAATCCTTTTCCATCACAATGATTGCATTCAATCATGAATGGATTTTCATCAGCGAATTTCTGAACTGTTTTCCATTCCTCAATTAATTCTGAATCTGTTAATACTTTTGAAAATTTCAATTTCAATCCTTTCTGAATCATTTGATTAATATCCTCTATTGAAAATGATGTTTGTTCTGAAATGAACTCAATATAATTTTTTTGTGCTGTTGTCATGATGTGGATGTTTTTATTTTATTAATATTAAATGAACATTTCAATTGCTCCAAATCTTAATTCCTCAATGATTGCATCAATCTCAAACTCTTGATTTTTTTTGAAGTTGCAAAAATTTACAGAATGAAATTCTTGTTTGTTTACATAAAGCATTAATTTATTTGTTTGTCCTGCTCCAATAATATTGAAATCCAAAGTTACTTTCAAATCTGTGGTTGAATAAAGGTTTCTTGTAGTTGTGAAAATTGTGTTCATGATGTGGATGTTTTTATTTTTACTTATTTAATTAACTGATACAAATATATTATAAAATATAATACCAACAAAGAAAAAAGTAAAAAACTTTCAATTTATTTTTCAGGTGTAGTTGAAAAAATCATCATCATCATTTGATTCATTCTCCAGCAGAATCATCAGAAGTAAGGCAATGATGAATGATATGAAAATGCCCATTACCATAATTCAACCTCCCTTGTTAAATAGTCATAAGCATAACCAATGGCATCAGGAAAATGCTTGAATTTGTTTATTGGAATGCCTGCCCTCTTATCATCCCATTTGTATTTTCTCAATGCCTCTTTCAGATTTGGTGAATCACCAACAACGCAAATTTTAAATTCCTGCATGGCTTTCAACCTTTCAGCAACAGAACCTGCACCTTTCTTTGCTGGAACAACATTGAATCCATGATTTGCAATTTCATTCCTTGCCCTTCCTTCATTGGTATCAGCAACAATCTGATTGTTTTGAGTGCAGAATCTTGAAAGCCTTTTGTTTAAATATTCATATCCTTGCCCATATTCCATGAAAAGTTCCTGAACATAGATGAATTTTCTTTTTGTATCAACTGCAACTTTAACCAAAACATCAGGGTCGGGATGAAAACCAAAATCCAATCCAAAATTATAGGCCAATGTTTTATCAAATTCATCCACATATTCCACATTAGGAAAGATAACACCTTCAGGAATATCAGACCAACGACCAATTACCTTTGTTGAATATCTTGAAAATGGTTTGAGCTCATCATCCATTTTCTCATGTTCTGCTTTCAGGCTTTTAACTTCATTCAGGAACTTTTCAGAAAGGTGCTGAATGTTATCTAAATAGCAGGTATGGATGTGCAGCACATCAGGATGTGTTGAAATCTGAACAGGAACACCATCAACCATTTCAATCCTGTGTGAATCCTTAATATACTTTTCATAAATGAAATGTGAATCATCAGTTGGATTCATTATGATGATAATTCTGTTTTTTACTCCAGCAGTTCTGATTGATAGGCTCAATGTATCAAAATCATCTGATGATTGCCATTCCTCGCCTTCATCCAAAACAAATGTTGAAAGGCCTTGAATACCTTTTAAAACTCCAATTTGATTTCCTGATGATGTTTTGATTCCTCTGAATAGAATTGATGAACCTGAAAATGTGTTAATGATTTCCTTTTTGGTGATGTGAAAAAATTTCTTATCATTTTCCAATTCCATTTTTTCAGTAAACTCAGGAATGATTGAATCCTCAGCAGCAACCATTGTGAACCTTGAAAATAGGATTACATGTCCAGCCTCATAAGTTAACCGCTTTAGAAATGTTGAAACCTCAAATGATTTTCCTGAACCCCTTCCTCCTGTTATCAGGATAACATTTTTATCAGTTGTGTAAATTGGTTTATATTTATTCCTGACTTTCAGCATCTGAATCACTTTGCTTTTCAACCCATTTAGAAACATCAATTGAACCTGAATGCTCTGTTCTCACATCAGCATCAATCATCTGTTTAGACGTTTCAAAAAGTCCATGCAATGATTTCAGGGCAAAGATTCCAATGGTTTTATCAATGCGACCATCTGCAGATTGTTTCCAAATTTCTGCCTCTGCTTTATTGTACATCCTTTTTAAAGAACGAAAAACGATTTCATTATCATTGAATTTTCTCATTAAATATGTGAACAAATCCCTGTAAACATTGCATTCCTCAGCAATTTGTGCAATGAAAAAACATTTTGGCCCTACTTTAGAAAGTGCGAGCTCAGCAAGTTCAACGGCCTTTTCTTCAGTCCATTTTTCTGCATTTTTGTTGTTGATAGTTCCTGCCATAATATAAAAATTTAATTCAAAGATACTGAATTTTTCACAACTTTAAATAAAACACATTGAAACGCTGTTTTATTTGGTTGTTGTAAAAAATTTTCTTTACAATCTTCATTGCTTTGTAAAGCGTTTATTTTACATTTCTGTTTTAATATTTCTTTTTTAGCATCTGAATTTTACTTTCCATTAATAAAATTCATCATTATACTATTGTTTCTTTGTTTTCAACCTGATGATTCTCTGCCTGTAAATCAGGTTTCGTTTCATCTTAATTTTATATTCTGAATATTTTTTCATTTTAGTTCATTTCAATATTTTGATAAATCAATTCAAGTGCTGCAGATTTTTCAATTGAGCATTCATTCCAACTCCAATCATCTTTGCTGATTTCTTTCTGATACCAAATCAAAAGGTGCTCCACTTGCTTTGAACCTTTCTTTGTTGTCATTTCCTGCACCCTGTTAAATGTTTGGCCATTGTGCCTGATGTAAATGTTAATTTCAGAATATGTTGATTGGATTTTCACAGTTCAATGCATTCAATTGAGTTAACAAAAAGGAGGATTTCTTTTTTCTCCATTCCTGAACCTTTGAAAACATTCACTGTAATTTTCACAAATTTCACATTTGGTGCTTCAATTTTCCTGATGAGGTTTTTTTCTTCAGTTTTATTCTCAAAGATTGGAATGTAATTTTCAGTTGGTGTTTTAATAATCATAATTCAATTTTTAGTTCTTCGTTTGTCAAAGCAAAGTAAAGGTTTTGTAGTTGGTGTAGGTGTTTAACATTTCTGAAATCTGAACTATTATAAAAACCTAAAGACCACCAACAAAGGGTTTTAAGGGTTAAATTAAAAGTGTATTCTTCTAGTTTAAAATCTTCTCCACACTCTTTAAACCTACACTTCAATAGAATTTCCTCCGTTAGTGTTATTGGTTGTAAATCGTCAAAAATATTCAAAATTGAACAATTCCTAAAATAAAACTCTTTTGAATCAATTTCCTCTCATTAAACATAACTTATACTGCTTGGGTCTGCATTATAATCAACAAAAA